GGGGGGCCCCCCCCCTCCTTGGGGGACTTTGCGGAATGGCTCTCACGCCTTTCACATTGGGTGGGGTAAGTCCTTTTCACACCCATCCGGTATTACTGCCATCAGAAAGTCAAACTCCCCTTTGGGTATCTCTTGAGCAAAATGTAGGCCAAAGTCGCGTCGCAAATCCTCCAAAATGCGTAGGGAGTCGGCGGGGGTGAAGCATTCACTGAGAACCGAGAATACCTCGTTGGTCTTGAGTTTGGGTGGGTAGCAGTGCGTTGCCACGAGGTTTTCCAGATACCGCTCTGCCCATCGGCAGTGGTGCTCTTCGCAAGTTTGTAGAACGAGTTGCTTGGCGACGGCTTTTGATATGCCTTTGGGCTTGGGCTTGGGCTTCTCGGCGGTCTCCTCCTTTTTGACCCGTTGGTCTTTTGTTAATGGAGACCCGTGGTTCATTCTCTATACCTATTAGAGAGAGATGTCTTTTAACGGAATGGGCGAAGTCCGGGACTATCCATTGTCGGATGGCGATATCCGTCAACTGCTCGGAGACGTAAAGATTATGACGTATCCCGAACTGAAACAGATGAAATCCATTGACCAATGCTTTGATAGCAAAGGGCGATGTATTATTCTTTTTCTGACGACTTCGCCTACGGAGGGCCACTGGTGTGCGATGCTCCGTAAGAAAAAAGGCATTGAGTTCTTTGACCCGTATGGAGAGGCACCCGACGCACAGAAAGATAATATTCCGAGGTCTCGCTTGGAGCAACTGGATGAGAGTCAGCCGGACTTGACGAGACTTCTCCGAGCCAGTGGTCGCCCCGTCTACTATAACAAACACGCTTTCCAGAGGGATAAGTCCAGTGTAAACACGTGTGGCCGTCATTGTGTGACCCGTCTGGCTTGTGGTAATATGTCACTGGCCGCCTATAAAAAAATGATAAAAGGCAGTGGTCTGTCGCCCGATGATTTTGTGTCCGCATTCACTTGGGAGAAACTACACAAATAAATCTCGTCATAGGTTATAGAATGAGTCAACTGTCGCGGGTTCAGTATATCGGCGGCACATCAGACAAGCCGGACAATGTCTACTACAACGCAGACATTATCAACAATAACACCACGGACTCGGTCAATGGTATAGTTACCCAAGACCCGCTGGTGCGATTCAACGAGACCCGTCAAGCCTCCATTTTGAACAATGCCGAAGAATACCACTTTTCCATTGTGCGATTCACGATGGATGGCGCAGACAAGGACTTACCGTTGTTCATTCCGCAGATTGTCCAAGGCACCGGTCAGACAAACTTCAACACGACGGTCTACGGGATGGCGGTGTCGCTACAGACGCTGGTCAATATTCCGGTCAACTACCCTCAGTATGACCCAGCACTGCCGTATCTTAGCGGAGCGAAGGTGTTTAATCTCGGACTCAACTACAGTGCTCTTTTGGCGGTTCCGGTTGCGACTCCTCCGCCCAACATTGAGTTCTGGGAGGTATACTACGAGGGCGAATATGTGCCGACCCCGCTCACGATAGCACCCACGGAGCGGGCCATCCAGTTTGTCCCAGAGAACCAGAACCCCGTGATAGCCCCGCTACCAAAGACAATGGCTGCTCCGGGTTACCGAGGATTATACAATCCAGCCACTTCCTACGCTCTCGGCGACATTGTGGCAACGTCAATAGAAATCAATACGGGTGCCGGTGCTGCCCCCTTTTTCATAGTCCAGCCTCCACCGTTTGTCACGACACAGTCTTACGTCAGTCTCGGAGTGGTGGTGTCTTACGCCGGTCAGATGTATTCGCTGATTCAAGCATACCCCAACAACTACCCTTTCCAGAACGGGCAGACGCAGCAGTATATTTTTCCGTCGGACACGAACTACTGGTCGCAGACATCTATTGTGGGCGAGGCACCGCCGTCAGCAATCAACTGGCAGCCCTATTCTGCCACGGGGGGCAGCCCTCAAGACCTCTCCACCCGCTACTACTGGGTGAACACCTACACGCACTGGGTCAATCTTTGGAACAAGACGATGTATGACCCGCTCTCGCCCGAGATAAACCAGCCCTACACGGGGATTTTCACATCTTGTATGGGTGACCTCTACGCACTCTACGGGCAAGCGTGGAGTGCCGTCCCGAATGTTCTTGCCGGCTCCTTTTCTCAACTGTATCCTACGCTGGCGGACTTTGTGGCCTACGTGGCCCCGCCGCAGTTGTCGTATAGCCCTACGACCAAACTCTTCACGATTCTCGGTGATGTGGACGGTTTCGGCAACACCCCGGGCATACAAGAGTATAACCCCGCGCCCCCGTGGAACGCGGCTGTGACGTATCAGTGGGTGGAGAACCCTATCACCTCTCCGTATGCTGGACAGACGAACTTTCTTCAGACAGCCAGTGTGACTTATAATGGACAGACTTGGTCGCTTATCGCGCCGGGCATTGTGGGAGCGGAGCCGGGTGTGAGTCCCATATGGGCCCCCGGCTTTGCCGGCCCGGTGACGAATGGTAACTACCGACTCTTCTGGAACACGAATATGGCGGGTATATTCGCGAACTTCCCGATGACTTACTGGAACACGCGAGACCCGCTGTATTCGCCCTTCCTACTCCGGTCTGGAGCAGCGGCCGCCAACTATGCCTTCCCGCCGGTCCCGCAGCCCTACCAGACCACCCCGGCCGTCATCACCCCACCGACAACGGGCAATGCGACCCCCTACGGCTACGCCTACGAGGTGCTGTTTCCCAATGACCTCTATCAGAACATTCTGGCCCTCAACACGGGTGCCACTCCGTATGTGGACCCGCCCTACAACAAAATCTACTGGGTGACAACGCAGAACTATCAGAGCACGGGCTCTCTGTGGTCGCCCATCGCCTCACTGGTTTTCACGTCGCAACTTCTGCCCATCAAGGCGGAGTATACGGGTGCCCCCGTCGTCCTCGGCAGCGGCAACTTGGGATACTCGTCGCAGACCACGGACAATGCCTTCACCCGCATTATCACGGACATTGGGATTGACACCTCAACGTCGGGTGCCGAAGCCTACCGGACATTCACCTTCTATTCGCCCACCGCCGAGTATCGTCTCTCGGATTTCGTCACCTCCAAGAACACGCAGATTCAGAACATTGACGTCCAAGTATTCTGGAAGTGCCGACTGGATAACCAGTTGTATCCCGTCCAACTCTACAATCTGGGTAATGTGAGCATAAAAACGCTGTTTCGGCACAAGGACTCGGGGGGAAAATCCGTCTGAGTTGAGCCGCCAAAAATATTCGGGTGTTAAAGTATAAGCGATGTCCGGTGATATTGAGAAGGTCGCCATCTTTGACCCGCGCATCATCCAGAGCCGTCCCCGCTACGCCGTTGAGAAGGGTGCGCTATCGCTGACGAACTCCCCGTTCAACGCGATTGCGGCATCCTCTTCGCAGTTCACTTTTAACATCTATGTTCCCAGCGAGAACGTATTCGTTGACCGCGCCGTTGAGTGGTCGGCTACGGGGGCGCTCTCTATGTCCCTCGGCTTCTCGGCGGCCCAAGCCGCGGCGTTTGCTACGAACGACCCGCTGATTACGCTCGGTCGCGACTGTGCCCTCGCGCCCTTCCCGCTCAACTCGCTCTGCGCCACCCTTACGGCGACGATTAACGACACGACCTCGGTCATCAACTCGCAAGATGTCCTTACGACGGTCCTCCGTCTGACGGACTACAAGAAGAATCGCCTCCAGCGGACTTGCCCAACGATGCTTGATAAGTATCAGTCCTACAACAACTGCTTCGGTGCGGTGAATAACCCCCTTGCGGGCTATGAGAACGCCACGGAGTCGGCGGAGGTGCCCAACGGTGCCTTCGGCAATGTTATCTGGACATCGCCCGACGGGCAGCCCCTTGCGGGTGTGGCGGGAGCGGTGGGTGCGGGGCCGCAGTTATACTACGGTAACTTTGTGGCTCTCGGCTACATCGCCATCAACGGCCAGCCTTGCTGGCTCTCGGCCGCGGATGCGGCGACTTACAACGCCACGGCGGCGGGCATTGCCCACCCCATTATCGGCACGGCGGCGGCGCTGGCCGCGGCGGCGGGTAACCTCCTCGCGATGTATATGCGGTTCACGAGCACGGAGAAGGTCTGCCTCTCGCCGTTTGTATTCTCCGATGTCCACGAGTGGGACACGGGTCTCTTCGGCATCAACAACATCCAGTTGATTATGAACTTGCGTGATGCCTCGCGTATCCTCCGTTCTTCGGCGGTAGGCGGCCGTCTTGTTTCCAATGTTGCTCTGTATACGCCCCCGGGCCAGACCTCGTGCTGGACCGGCTCGGTTCTCAACGTCATCTTCCTCACGCCGTCGCTGGACACGCCTCTCCCCCCGAAGTCCGTTGTGCCGTATATGGAGTTCCCCCGTTACATTACGCAGTATCAGAACGGCCAGATTGCGCCCGGTGGCGTTGGTCAAGTCATTTCGCAGACGATTACGCTCCCCCAGATTCCCGACCTCTTCATCATCTTCGCCAAGCCATCGCAGTATGTTGATAGCAACGGTGTTGTGGATACGACGCAAGGCGATTGGTATTTCCCGCCGGCCACGCGTGCGGATGGCTACCCCGCGCCGCTGTCCATTAACTTTGACAACTTCTCGGGTCTGCTGTCCAGCGTCACGACGGAGGAGTTGTATGCGATGTCGGTGA